AGGCCATACACTATTTTTCTGGCCATGCATATAAGTGTATTTTTTTCTTTGGTCATCTCTTTCAATTTCCTTTTTAGATTTTGTATGTTTTCGCTTAAAGGTTCCAATAGCTCCTTGATCGATTGAATACTTAACACCGTTTGCAGCGTATGCCGATATAGCCCAATCTATTCTTACATCCTCTACATCTTCATCACTATTCATAATACCACCTAAATCAGCGGCAAGTGAAATAAATACAATCTCACCATTTCCATCCTCTTTTGATAATTCATCAGGGATCTCGCCAATTTCATATTTACCTGTGTTTTTCATTAACTGCATGATCTTTGGAGCCTCTCCTCTTTCCTCAAATGGCAATCCTAATCTAACGTTGTTGAAAACTTTCAGCAAATCAATATTTACAGGTTTTTTTGGTGGACACGCTTCTAAAAATTCCTTAACTAAATCAACCCAACTAAAAAATCCCGGTGGTATGATAAGCGAATTAATATAATAGCTTCTATAATTTTCCTCAATCGGCTCAGCGGTTGGAATCCATTTACCTTTTTGGTTTAATTGATGCTTTGATTTTTGGCTGACCTTATTGCCGCAATGTGGACACTTAAATCTAACACTTTCTTTTATTAGTTTGTTGTCTTTATCCGTCTCCCATACAATACCAGCTCTTTTATTATTTTTTACATTTATTTGAAAATCAGTTGGCATCCAACCTTCGCATTTTTCGCAAAGCCAATGCCATTTTCTTTGGTCGCCTTGCATATAAACCTCGTATATATTAGACGTTTGCTTTACTGTAGGCGTTGAAATATAATAGGTTTTTGCTAGATTACCATAAGAGGTTTGCCTACCCTCTACCAGCTTCCTAATACTTCCTTCTGTTTTATCACTTCTAGGAGCAGCATCGAAGTCGTCCATAAAAACCGTTTTTACACTAAAAAATCTAAATTTACCAGCGTTGTTGGTTCCTTCTATAATTGCAGAACCTCCAGCAAATTCTTTAGATAAATCGGTATCTCCAGATCTCTGTCCTTTTGATCTTATCGTGTTTGGTCTAATTAAATCCTTTAAGCTGCTAGCTTGCATTATATTGTCAAACCGCTCCCGGATTGTTTTTTTCGCCAAATCCTTATCTCCAGCAGTAAATAAAAAATTATCTGGATTCTCAGCTATTATATAAGCCATACCTGGAACCACCAATCCTTGCGTAATTCCTGATTGAGCTGACTTCATTACAGCTACCATCCTGGTAGGATCTCCGGGGTGTAAGGTGTCTACAATTTCCTTGGCGTAAGGAGACAAATCATAACTCATCCTACCGTTAAATCGTGAAACTTCTTTTGGTAATATTACATTTTTCTCAACCCATTGGCTAGGTACATCCTTAATTGATTTATAACTATAGAGTTTATCTTGGAAACTCATTACTTTTTCGTTCCATTGATCTGCTATCATTTTCTTTGCCCTCTGTTTAGTGTCTCTGAATATTCAGCGATTGCATTGTTTAATTCCATTTCAGACAAGTCTTTTGATTTTTCCACATTTAAATTAATGATTATTGAAAGTTTATCCATAATTTCAGCGAGTTTAGTCCTATCACCTTCTGCTAAAATTTCACAATATACACTAGCTAAATTTTCCGCATCACTTTGGAAGGTCGAAAAAATACTTTTGTTGTGAATGTTTAATATTTGAAAAACTAAATCCACAGGAATTAATTTACCTGCCATCTTTTCAATTTTTAACCTCTCATGTTCTGCCCTATATTCCACTAATTCAGCATCAGCTTGTTTTTTTCTTAAAGTCCAATCCATAACCTCTTGGCTTTTTAAGTCAGTGGCACTAGGTGAGTCCTCATTATTGTTTTCAGATTTGTTTTCTGATTCGTTATTTGGTTTTGAATTTATTTTTTTACTTCCCCTTTTTTTTGCGCTTTCTTTTGGTTTGTTTACAGATTTGTTTTTTGGTTGTTTTTTTTTAACCCCACCTACAACTTCATTATAAATTTGACTTGTGGACTTTCTATCTTCATCATATTTATTTTGGTACCTATCAAAAAAAGCTTTATTCTGAGCGTTCTCGGTATTTATTTTTTTAAATTCAACCACTAAATTACCTCTACTAACATTGGTATTTATAATTTGGCAACTTGTATGGCACATGGCAGCGAACTCTTTTCTGGTTAGTTTAGCCATTTATATATAATTTTAAGCATTTGTTATTTTTAAGCAAAACCCCAGTTTTTAAAGAGGTTTTGAGCTTGTTATATAACAAAGATAAGATAATTTATTGCAAATCAATATAACAAAGTCCAAATCTGTGTAAAATGCTTACCAATTGGTGTGTTTAAAGTATTGCAATGTGCCTAGCATCGCCTCATAGTAACTAAAAAAATTAGTAAGTGTTAAGCTGTGTATTTAATAAGATAACTCCTTAGGCTTTGAGTTATGCACTTCATCAAACTATACCACAATCATCCTTTCATTTTTCTTTTGCTTCTTCTTTAAAAATTATCTACATTAATAAACTATTCAATTAATAAACTCAAACCTTACGCTAGAATATAGGTTAGTGCATTAGCTTTTTAATAGTGCATTAGATATTGAGGTGATGCACTCTTATAAGGGTACTGATTATTAAGGAGTTGTATTAATATAGTGCATTAGAAGGGTAAAAACCCCGTGAACTATTATAAGTATTATTATTATTTAGACTAATAAATAAGCTATGATGCACTTTCCTTACTTAACTCCATGATGTTCAAGTGTTTATGAGAGTGCATTAGATAGTGCATCATTAATCCTGTTGCACTATTTAAACATATTTATATTAAAGTTTTGTTAATGGTATGTTGTAAAGCTTATAAGTATCTTATATTTGTGAAGGCAATGAAGCTAATAAAAATCAATAATCATGGAAACTCAAGTAAAAAGCGAAATTAGAAAAATAGTAAAAAGACAAGGATCTCACTTAGGAGTGGTTAAGAGAATAATAAGCGAAAACTTTAATGATATTAATTTTGAAGATTATAAAGAATTTACAATTTCTTTAATCGATAAAAAAATGAAAAACACAAAGTCAACAATTAGAGCATCAGTAAGATTTAGCAATTAAATAAAAAAAAGCATTATGAGCAAATCACTTATTTATCCAGAATTAGGAGAAACAACAAAAGCAGAGATTGAGTACAGAGCCAGTTATTCAAATGGGTTTTATCTTACTACGGACTTAGAGTTAAATGGTAGAGGTATTACTATAATTGGAGATGGTAGCGATCACAAAAGAGGAAAAAAGACGTATAGAGCTACTGAAACAGCTATGGATAAATTAAAGAAAAACTATGAAGTTTGCTATATTGCAAGCTTTTAAAAAATAATAGAAAATGGATTACAAATTAATCGATAACGATGGCTTTGAAAAGCTTTTTAGAAACAAGTCGGAAGCAAGGTACTATTTAGCGAAGCAATACGGAACTACTATTTTAAATATAGCTGAGAAAAACGGAGGAGTGAATTGGAGGCAGGAGAAAGTTACCTTAAAGAACCAAAAAATCTTTGCTGCTATTAAAAAGGTTCAAATTGAATTGTTTGATGATACAAAAAAATAGTAAATTCGTAAACCCTTAAAAGCAATACACACTAAACTAAATGAAATTTAAAACCAAACCAGATAACGAAAAATTTGACCAATTCGATAATTCTTTTGACGCTCCTCAGGAGCAAGGAAAGCTAAAGGAACAATTTACATACTTAGGAGCTAAATACGACTTTAGGCACAATATTGTATTGAGCAGGAAGGAGTTTAGGGATAGTATCCATCATAAAAAAAACTCCACAGTTTCAAAAAGCGAGTGGCAAATATTAACGGATAGCGATATAAATACAATTAGAAAGCACCTAATGAGTGAAGACCTGCCTTTAAGCGAAAAGGATCTTTTGACTTATATTGATAGCAAGGACACGACTGTAAGGTACAATCCTTTGTTAGATTACTTCAATGATTTAGAGGAATGGGGAGGAGGTGAGGATGATATTAACAAGCTCGCCAGGACCTGTAAAACAGATAATGACGAACTTTTTTCCGTAGTCCTAAAAAGGTTTTTGGTTAGCTCAGTTGAATGCCTTTTAAATGAAGATGCGGTAAATGACATTTGCTTAATTATGCAAGGAGCGCAAGGTATTGGTAAATCGAGGTGGATGCGTAAACTATTACCTAATCAATTTATGAGGGAATATTATTATGAAGGACCTATTGATACCAGCAAAAACGACCACGTTGAATATTTAAGCAAATGTTGGTTTATCAATTTAGAGGAGCTGGAGGTTATGAATAAAAACAGCGTTAACAGTTTAAAAAGTTTCGTTACAAGGCAGAGGATAAACTTTAGGAGATCTTACGGTAAATTTTCTGAGGACTATTTAAGAAGGGCCAGCTTTATAGGCAGCGTTAACGATACCACTTTTTTAACTGATATGACAGGGAATAGGCGTTGGCTTGTTTTTAAAGCTTATGAAATGGATCACATGCATGATTTAAACATTGACAAAATATGGGCGCAGGCCTACTCCTTGTATTTAAGCGGGTATAGGAGCTGGTTTAATTTAGAGGACATCGCCAAAATAAATGAAAGGAATGAGCAGTTTAGGGACCAAAGCTATGAGGAGGAATTGATAATTCGATTTTTTGATTTTCCTAAAACGGAAAGTTTATCTGGAGAGTGGTTAAGTAGCTCAGATGTAATTGACTTTTTGAGCGCTCAGAATAAAAGCCAAGCTGGTAAATTATTTGCTAGGACAGTTGGTAGAATATTAACCAAAAATAGTTTACTTAAAAAGCGATCCAGCGGAATGACAAAGTATTATTTAAAAACTCTAATTGACACCTCATCCTTTTCTAATAATGAAAATCAAAATAATGATTCTCCTGTTTTTAAAACAGATATTGACGAGGGAGATGATTTGCCTTTTTAATCATTAAACCGTAAAACTTAAAGTTTTGTTAATGGTAGCGAAAACACACTACCATTAACTTATATTTGTACAAGCAATAAAGCTAAAAACAAAACTTAGGAAACATGGAAGCTGGTAAAAAAGATAAATTAAAATTAAAAATTAAAGCTTTACTTTCAAAAACAACTGACAACGGAGCCACCAAGGCTGAGGCAATGTCGGCTATTAATAAAGCTCAGTCTTTAATGGAAGAAAATTTAATTTTAGAATCTGACCTTAATAGCTCAGTTTTAGGAGAAAAATGCATATTAAAGGAACACCCTAGAAATGCAATGAAACATAAAGAGGTTTTTATTACTTCGTATTTAGCTAATTTGTTTTTTTGCCAAACTTATCACACAAATAAAAACGTTTTCTTTTTTGGATTTGAACAGGATGCTGAGCTTTGCTGCTATTTTTATGACTTTATAGTAGAGAGCGCCTTATCAGATCTTTATTGGTATAAGGAGACGCAGGAATACGAGGATCTGAAAAAAGAATCTTCTGCCAACAGCATTGTTTCAAACTTTGTAAAAGGTTACCTTTTAACTGTATGTCGTAAAATACAGGAAATTTACACAGAAAGGCAAAAAGTTAGAAGCGGTAAAGGTGTTGTTATAGTTGATGAAAAAATGGCTAAAGTAAAAAGAGAATTTCAGAATTTAGGATTAAATCTTAAAACTGTAAAATCAAACATAAGAGGAACAAACAAATCGTTTCAATCAGGTTCCAAGAGAGGAGGAGATTTAAGCATATCACAAGGAGTTAGCGAAGGTAAAAGAAACTCAATAAAAAGGTTATCTTAAAACTTAAAGTTTTGTTAAAGGTAGTTTTTAAAGACTACCTTTAACTTATATTTGTAGTGTACTTAAAAACGTAAACATCATGGAAAACACACCAAGAAGCCAGACAAAAAAATTAAAGTATAATCAGAAAAACCTAGGAGCGGATGATCTTTTTGAAGTATTCGGATACTACAAGGAATATATTATAGATGGAAAACTAATAGGAATAAAAGATTGCGAAAAACCTAAAGATTCACTTTTTGGTTACTACAGCAGGAAGGATTTTATTGCAGAAAATAATATCATTTTAAAGAAAGGTAAAGTAATTAAAAAAGGACAAGAGTATTACACCAGAGTTTACCCTTTTTGTGGTAAAATGAAAAAAAAACATAAATTAACATTTAATAAATAAACAATGAAAACAGACGTAAAATTAGGAGAAGAGGTTAAGAAGCATCTTTTAAAAAACAAAATAGAAACTCCTTTAAGGGAGTGTTCTTTTGGAAGCGAAATTAAGAAGGTAAAAATTGAGCATCACTTTAAAAATATTATGATTGAGCTAGGTTTGGATCTTGCAGATGATAGTTTAATGGATACTCCTAGGCGAGTTTCAAAAATGTTTGTCGATGAAATATTTTACGGTTTAGATTATGCTAACTTTCCTAAGATAACCACAGTTGAAAACAAAATGCAATATGATGAAATGCTAATTATAAAAGGTTGTCAAGTAAGCAGCACCTGCGAACACCATTTTGTGGTTATCGATGGGTTGGCTAAAATAGCATATATTCCAAAAGACAAGGTTATTGGTTTATCTAAAATAAATAGGATAGTAAAGTTTTTCAGCAAAAGACCTCAGATCCAAGAAAGGTTAACTGAGCAAATATTCGCAGCTTTACAATTTATTTTAAAGACTGATAGCATTGCAGTAGAAATAGACGCCACTCATTTTTGCGTTAAAAGTAGAGGTGTGGAAGATTCTGGATCCAGTACCGTTACAAGAAAGTTGGGCGGAGTCTTTATGACTAAACCAGAAGTTAGAAATGAATTTTTAAACACCAAATAAGATGTATAGAAGCAGTAAAATTATAGAAGGATTTAGCACTTGTTTTAGGCAGTGGAGAGCTAAGGAAACTCATTGCAGTAAGCTACATGGGTACGCAATTAGTTTTAAGGTAGTTTTTGAAGCTGAGAATTTGGATCATAGAAATTGGGTCCAGGACTTTGGATTCATGTCTAGGAGCAAGGCTGAGATTGATGGAAAAAACTTAAAAGATTGGTTTAAATATATGTTTGACCACACCACTATAATAGCAGCAGACGACCCTCATTTAAATCATTTTATAAAATTAGACGATGAAGGTGTGTTAAGTCTTAGGATATTAGACAGGACAGGATGCGAGTGTTTTGCGGAACTTATTTACGCAAACCTAAACAGAGTGGTTAAATCTGAGAGCGGAGGCAGGGTGAGGGTTTATAGTGTTGAATGTATTGAAAACATGAAAAACAGCGCAATATTTTATTAATGTTAAAACTTTGTTAATGGTAGTTTTCAAACATACCTTTGTTCTTATATTTGTGGCATAGCAATTAAGATATATAACTAAAAAAACATCATGGAAAATTCAATTAAGGAATCAGCAAATTACATTTTAAACGAGGATAATGTAATTTGCAACAAATCAGGAAGCCCAATAGCAGTAAAGGAAGGTAAGGTTAGATTGACTTTAGCTGAGAAAGGCAAAAGAAAAACTTTTAAAGTTTCTGATATACTTTTAAATAACGCTAAAAAAGCCTCTACAGATTCAGGAAAACTAAAAGAAGCTTTGAAAGACAAAGCGACTAAAGAAACAAAGGAACCCAAAGCTGCTAATCCAACAAAAAGAGTTCCTAGAAAAATGTCAGGATCGCAAAAAGTTAGGGACGCTTATGATTTGGATAATGATTTCGATATTAAAGAATTTTCAGAAAAAAACAATGTGGCCTTACCAAGACTAAAGGACATATTAAAAAAGCATAAGGCTAAAATTTCTAAAAAATAAATCAATAATAATAAATGTTAATCATGGAAGGTAAAAGAAATAGGAGTGAAGCAAAGTTTGAAAAAAGTATAGTTGTAAAATTACAAGTGGAAGGGCTGCATGCGTGGCCCGATTGCAATATTGAAGAGGTTGGTTTTTTAAAAAACATTCATAGGCATATTTTTCACATAACCTGCAAGAAGGAGGTATCTCACAACAACCGAGATATTGAAATTATAAGACTAAAAAGGGAGATTAAAACAAAGCTTTTATTTCAGTTCGGAAACCCAGACAGGGTTTGTAATTTTAAAAACATGAGTTGTGAAGATATAGCTGAGATGCTAATTAAGGACTTTAAATTAAACTATTGCGAAGTTTTAGAAGATAATGAAAATGGAGCAGAAATAAAAAAAATATAATGAAAAATTTATTTTACTTTGGCTTGGAGCCATTGAAGGAAAGGTATACTTACCAATTAAGTAAACAATGGATACCAAATTCATTTAAAAAATATAATGTTAATTTCACAACTATTGAAGGTTCAAAAGAAAGTGGAAAAATTAGTGTTGGTTCAGTTTTAGACGCTTTTGGAAGAGGAAGGTATTCTATGAATCAATGCGTAAATTTCATGGAAAAAATATCCAACGGAGAAGTTAAGGATGGAGATATTGTTTATCTTCAAGACTTTTGGACTCCAGGTATTGAGGCTGTTTTTTACATGCTAGATCTTTACAAAATTAAAATAAAACTTTATTCAATGCTTCACGCTCAAAGCGTGGATGAGTATGATTTTACTCACAATATGAAAAATTGGATAAGGCACTTTGAGCTAGGTATCGATAGCAGGCATGATGGTATATTTGTAGGTAGCACTATTCATAAGGAACAATTAAGAAGCGCAGGATTTAAGGCTCCTATTCATGTTGTTAGTTTGCCTATAGATTACAATTCTGTTTATTTGACAAAAGGAATTGATACTTTATTGAAAAAAAGAAAGCAGGTTATTTTTACAAGTAGGTTAGATAAGGAAAAAAATCCGTACTTCATGCTAAAGGTTGCGAAAGATTTTTTAAACAGGAATCCTGATTACGATTTTATAATCACAACCTCTGGAGATTACTTTAAAAGCAGCATAGAAGGGTTTGTTGATTTTATGGAAAATGAAGCTATAAAAAATCCTAGATTAATTCTTAAAAATAACTTATCTAAAGAAGATTATTATAATGAGCTTATAAAATCACAGATTCAATTTAATTCTAGTTTACAGGATTATGTTAGTTGGACCTTATTGGAATCAACTTTATTTGGTTGTGATGTTTGTTATCCTAATTTTAGAAGCTTTCCAGAGATATTAGACGATAATAGAATGTATAAAGCTTTTGACGTTAAAAGCGCCGTAGGCTTGTTGGAAAGCATTAGCAAAGAACCTAAAACCCACTTTAGAATATCAGAAACAAGTGATCTAGGTAGGCGCTTAATTGCTAGAATAATAGTTGAAGGAGCTGGTGAAAAGGAATTTAATATTTGGCAGGAAGAGGAGTTTATTAAAAACATTTTAAAATGAAAATTATAATCGCAGGAAGCAATACAAACGGAGCGGAAAAATTATGCATAAAGCATAGGCTTTTTAAACTATACTCAATTTTAAATGAAAAAAAATTAATAGTTGATTGGGACGATAAAGAGGATTTAATGGTGGATTCTGGAGCCCACAGTTGGAACAAGGTACACGACCATTTTGGAATGGTTAGTAAAAAGAAACTCCAACCGGCTGCTGAGTTTATAGAGTATTATTTTAAATTTATTAAAAAGCATAAAGACAAAAGAGTAATTTGGGTGGAGTTTGACGTTTATAAGGATCTACCAATGGAGGTCATAGATGATTTTTATAATAGAGTTATGCAGCTAGGTATTAAGGGTAAATTTATCAGAGTTTACCATCATTATTTAGATCCTATTGAAGGAGATTATACGACTTTAAAAAAATGGATTGCAGAAGGTCAAACTTTTATAGGATAAGGTGCTGATAATTTACCTAATTTTGATGATATTTTTTCAATCACAAAAGATAAAATTAAATTTCATGGTTTTGCATTAACTAGACTTCCTGTAATTGAAAAATATCCATTTTTTAGTGTAGATTCAACCTCCCCACTCAGTACAGTTATATTTGGAAGATACAGTAAACCAGTTTTTGGTTACGAGGGCAGGGACGCCATAGAAAAAATAAAATCAATCTCATGTTTTGATACTGATAGTGAAAAGCTGGAGAACGCAATAATTGAAGCTAAAAAAACAGAAAATTATATAACAGAATTATGGAAAACAAAA